AGTGGGTGAGCTGAAGCTGGTCTGCAAAACCAGTGATGCTCCCCACGATAGACTTAGGCATCATGCGACGCATGTTCGTAGCCGTCACAGAGTAAGACAAGCGAGCCTTCGTGAGATCGTGGATGTTTTTAGGCACATTGGTCTTCATGCCGTACCCGTAAACGTAATCGGTCCCCACGATGTACTTCCCTCCGTAAACCGTAGCGTTCTCCATCTTATGAGCCTTGCGCTCGTAGACAGAGCTCTTAGGTTCACTGTACTCACCACCCTTAAAGAAGAAATTCTTATTTCCGAATCGGTTCTCTTTGTCCTCGAAGTACATGCAATCGACAGACAAAAACTCAAAGTCCAAAACCTGTACGCGATACTCGTCATACCCGTACTTCATTCTGTCTCTCTTGTCGTCGTGGTACTTGCGACCGAAAACAGAAGAGTCGTTGTTAAACTTCCCAGCTACGCTCTTTGCAATCTTCTCAAACTCTTCCTCCGTGAAGTCGTTGCCAGCCGTTCTCTTCAACTCTTCGATGGTCATCGTCTTTACGTGACCAGCGTACACTAGGTCCTTGAAGTTTGGATCTTCCGTGTAGCTGTGAACGAAGTCGCAAGGATCTACATAGTTAGTAGTAATCCCGTAGTTAGGATCGTTCTCTCTTTTGACGACAGACATACCGAGAGTTACGAGGTCGTTGACGCAACGTCTAAACGTAGAGTCGTTGAAGTCGTTCCATGACAGCGTCATGTTTGTCGCCACCTGTGCAGCAACCTCAGCATCGGTCTTGATGTTTGTATCCAAGAAGATCTCAGCTTCTTCCAGCGTATCTGGAATCTCGCTAGCGTCAGTAGACATCTGAATGCCAGACTGCTTCATCTGAGCATACAGGTCTTTGTTTTTGACTTGCATCTGAAGCTTGCGCTTCTTAGCATCCTTCTCGCTACTAGAGATAGGATCCATAGCCTGAAGATTCGGGTATGGATCGGAAGACAAGATCTTGTTTACTACGATCTTGACAAACTTAGGAATGATAGGGACTGGAGCCCAATCAAGGTTCAACAGTGTACCGTCTCCGTTGTTTGGATCGAGACTGTTGAGTATCTGCTTATATATAGTTGTATCCTGCGTCCCATTCGCGTAGTCGCGGTTTCTTTCAAACTCGCGGCGACGCTTTTGGTACGTGCCAGATTCATCATCAATTCTACCCCAGTTAGCCTCAATAGCCTTAGCGTACTTCAGCCCGTAAGACTTATCAAGCTTCTCCGATGAAGAAGCTAGTGGATCTGGGAAAGTACTGGATTTCTTATTCGTGCTAGAGTAGGACATTTACAGTATTCCTTTATAGCACAAATATAGTGTAAATAAAGTAACCCCTTATGCATTAGGCTTATACCGCCTAAAGAACTTCTTATCGTCGAAGCTACTGACCTTCTTTTCTACCTTGACTTTCTGCGCTGCCAGCAGTGCTAACCCCGAACTAATGGTCAAGTCAAACTTGGTTCTTTTGTCTATGCGATAGCCTATCCAGTCCTCAAGGGTTCTATTGAAATACATATTTCCAACACTACCGTCAGCCTTCTCTCCTACGTGCTCAAAGATGTATTGTTCGATAGCTTGGGCGTGAGCGTGGATGACATCGACAGAGTTCGAAGGTATGCCTTTCGTTCTGACATTGTTGCTGCTTCCTGGAGGACGCAAGTGATCGGGCCTACCCATAACATATCCGTCGTAACCCCTTGATTCAAAGTATCTTACAATCCCGTACTTATTGTTTTCAATTAACAGCGGGTACCCATAAAAGAACGAAGCCATAAGTACATCTTCATAGAAGATCTTGGCTAGGTCTGGACGTGACGCATACTCCAAGACAAACATGTTTGACGGATGTGTATCGGCCATGCTGAACTTGTTGTACAAATGCAAAGCCCCCTTAGAGCCACGGCCATCAACCGTGGCGTCAAGGTCGTAAGAGTCAACACCACCGCATCCCAAATGATCGAAGGGTGGGACCTTCTTGCCCCCCTCTTCCTTAACGACATTACGCATCTCTAGCGGAGGCATCCAAGACACACGGAACCTGCCGTTAGGGTCTGGAGTGAAGGCAACCTCTTTGTCCATCTCTTTCCACAAAAAGTTGCCACGGATAACTGGATTGGGGTAGAGGTCTTCGTTGCTGTCTATCTGCTGATAGATCTTTCCGATGTTAAAGATGCTCCCCTCAACGCTATCCCTAAAGGCTTCCTCTTCGGTGAAAGGAAACTGGCGTACGACTTCGTTAAGCTCTGAAGCATCAGACTTAAGAGAGTCGCGTTCATTCTTTAAGTACGTCTTTGATCCTTGAATGATACTATCACCATCAATACCAACCACAGAGTTATCAGGATCTTCCACGACTGGATTTCCGTACTTATCGAAGAATCCCTCCAAAGCGTGAAATGCTGGAATGAAAATCCTATATAGTCCACTTTTTGTTCTTCCGTTAGCGTTACGTTCGTTAGGATTGCTATCCTCCCACAGGGCTTTGTACTCTTTACCGCCCTTGTCCATGGGGTTTACAGTAGAACCGACCAGAGCCTTTCCCACCACCTTGCGACCCACAATAAGACACGTACGCTCAATGCGCCACGCTTCTCTGATGTCGACTGGCTTCTCCCATTTTCCTGCTTCGTCCAGGTAGAGAACATGTAGCTTTTCTCCGTCATATGCGTTGTTCGTGGTATTCTTCCAGTTTATGACCGTATTAAGAGCATCGCCCTTCGTCGCAGTCTTATTCTTCTTCGTGATTCTCTTACTCGGCTCGCGAAAAGCCAGCTCCATGCGCGGATTGGTCGTTCCATCTTGAATAGGTTTAAAGAAGAAGGGGTACGATTTAAAGATCGGAACCACCTTCTTCATGAATATATTCTCCTGGGAGTCCTTACCCGTCTTAGACTGTATCCCTAGGAGCTTGTCTTTAACTTGCGTAGCTTCGTCCACAAGTACAGAGCTGCATATATTGGTGTAACCAGAACGGCGACACTTAGTATAAAGCTGGCCGAGACAACGGGGGTCAGCTTCACACGCAGCCAGGTGAAGAAAGATCTCTCTCTGAAACGCAAGATAGTAAGGATATCCGATATCGATTTTTGACCACTGGAGAAGCATGTAATGCCTTCCTGTAATGTACGTAGGGACACCATCGTTGTAAAACCAAACACCGTTACGCCTGCGTTCAAACTCTTTCTCGATATAACCAGAAAACTTCCTACGGAACTCGGAAGGTTTCTCGTACCACTCATCCATACTTCGTATCTTCTGCAACTCTTCGGGCATAGGAAGGCGCTGCCACAGCTGCATCGCCTTTGGCTTTTCATGGAAGAGTATCTCAGATCGCTTCGGTTTCTTTGGGAGGACAACAAGAATCCCGTGGAGTTCAATGCTTTCACCCACTGTACCGTTAGGGTCGATCTTAACCCCCTTATCTTCATATCCATCTATGTCGATAAGTGCGGACATCAGTAGCTCTGACCAAGTTTATTCATACGCCCAAGGCTAGGTACACCAGACTTAGGGTTCTTAAGAGTCATGTATTCTCCGCATGGACACTTGATGTCGTGGTACGCACCATTGTCGCCAAAGCGGATGCTAACTCCGCTCTTGCTCTCTTCGTGCTCCATGCACCCGCAAATGTATTCTGCCATAGTTATCGTCCTTGTGAAGCGTAAGGCTTCTTGTAGTTTTTAGACTTCTTGTTCTTAGACTGCTGTGACTTTGCATGTACACCTTTGCGGCGGACGCGCTTTGACTGATAGGTAGATGTTTGTGTTTTAGCCATGATGGTTAATTTGTACCCCCACTTGGATTCGAACCAAGATCGTCGCTTTAGAAGAGCGAAATTTTATCCCTTAAACTATAGGGGCATGTGTTTTTAGATAATTCCTTTAATTCTTGCGTGAGTTTCTCTATGGCAATTAGAGCAAAGTATCTCACATTTATCAAGCTCTTGTTTAACCCTATCTGAAAACGAAGTTTGTCTTGCGTGAGAAATTTGAAAATCTTTTTGAGTAGGATCTTTGTGATGAAAATCTAGAGCCCCGACATATGCGTCATAGCCACATTTCTCACACTTACCGCCCTTATACTCTACACATTGCTTTTTAAACTTCCTTTGTCTTTCTAATGCTTGATCTATTGAACAGGGCTTACAGTATACAGAACCTCCATCTTTGTTTCTGCGTCTGTAGAAATCAGATAAAGGCTTTTCTGTTTTACATCTTGGACAATTTTTCATGCCATAAATATAAGGATAAAATTTTAACTTCTAACTAAATTGTCACCACTCTTAAATTAAATCATGATGACATGCGTTGTTGGGGCGGTGGGACTTGAACCCACGACTTCCTGTGTATAAGACAGACGCTCTAACCAACTGAACTACGCCCCAGTTTGATTGCCCCGTATGCGTAGGGGGCCGCCTGACGAAACCAACTTAGTCCTCGTCGTTCCAGGACTCTTCCCAGAACATGTGGTCTATTTTGTTTCTTTGATAGACTATCTCCTTCCAATCACTTGGAGAATCTTTCTGCGAATCCTCCTGAGTAGTCTTTGTCTTCTTCGATCTTTCCATTTTCACTTAATTCTTTTATCATTTGTTCGAGCTTCTGGCGCTCTATAATTAGCTCCTTGCAATCCACAGCTGTTTGCTTTACGGCTTGCAGCTCAGCTTTGCGGGCTGAGCCTCCAGCCTCTGGATCTACAGGCTTCTTTACTTCTTCAATCATATTGTTGATAGCCACCTCCATGCTTTGCATCAGGCGTGCCGAAGCATCAAGAGTCGTAAACTTAGCTTTCGTAGACATAAAGAAAATCTTGAGCTCTCGTTCTGTAGTATTCTTTCCCGTCGATTTTGATGCGGTAGTCCATATTTCGTGGGATACCTACAACATCACCAACCTTGACACCTAGCTCTTCAATCCACGGAGCCATAAAAGCAACACGACCTTTAGTGACCTTGTCTTCTTTGAGCTTTACGAGCTCAATAGACTCAGACTCTTTCTCCTTCACTTCTTCTACTGGCTCTAGCAATCCCCACCCGCCAAGAAGCTGAAGACCGTCTTCACCCTTGTATGCGATAGCTTGGGATTCGGTGGCTGCCTCTGGATGGTAATGCACGAGGTAGTGGTCGTCATTCCCAGTCAAGACCTGACCACCGTTTACTACTACGAGGTGGTGGAAGTACAGGGTGTCTCCTGGCTTAGCCCCCGTCTTATGCTTTGCAGGGACAGCTACGATAGGTCCCTCCGTAACACGGTGTTGGAACTCGTTGTACTTCGTATCGACATAGAGCTCGACTCCATTGTCGAGCGTCATGGTGTCGTTGAGCCTTTTCTTTAGCTCAACAACAAACTTGTTAAGACTTCTCATATTAAAAATTCAAATCAAATTCAAGCATACATGGCATGTCGTCTATGGCTTTCCACAGCAACGTACCCTCTTCTGTTTCTATGTACACAAGATAGCGACGTTTGTTGTATTTGACAAACGCTCGCTCATCTTCTAGTATCGCAGAAACCTTTCCGTCACCAGCACGCATACCGATATAGTATGCCATGGCATCTTTGGGATCTCTCCCGATGACGATCTTTCTAATAAGTCCCTCTTCCATTTTAATTAGTTTAGTGATATGCCCAACCCTCCGAGCAGGTCGTCGAGGTCTGGCTTATCGTTATCGTAGGCTTCGTCCATGATGCCTTTGATAACCTCTAGCTCTTGCTTGCTATCTATGTTAAAGCTATACATAGAATGCATGCTGACATCTCCGAACTCAGCCTCTTGATCTGCGAGATCTTCGAGCTGCTGCTCATCCATAAGTCCGACAAAGATAGCTGCCATAACTCTATGTTCCATGCCGTTATCCTTAATTAGTTCTTCGATCTGTTTCATCATGTGATACACATCGGCTATAAACTTCATGTCTTTAGGGGCCATGGCTCTATCTTTGCAGTAAAGATACGAATATAATTATGCCCAAAACAAAAGTTCGCAAGACACGTAAGTTCAGAGAGTTCTCTAAACTCGATGAGAGATACGTCAAAAGAAACTATCTCAAGTACTACCGTACAGTACGCTTAGACTTTTGCGACCATCATGAGATCTCTGGGAGCCACCTAGACTTCTTGGTGTGGGG